ACGCTGACTGTTGAGGCGCTGTACAATGAGGACGGCACTTCAAACAACTACGAAACCCCTCGAACGCTGTTTGATGCGCTTGATGGCGGCACAGAGCTAAGCTGTACTGTTGAGACAGGCGTATCAGGTGACAACATCTACACTTTCTCAGCCTTCTGTACAGAGTATGAAGTCACAGCAGCGGTGGAAGAGAATGCAACCTACTCAGCGAGCTTCACCATCACAGGTGCGGTGGCAATGAGCACAACCTAAAATATCTGCATGGTACACGAAATCCAAGTTGATGGTAAGAGCCTGCCCGTATCCTTCACGATGCGGGCGCTCAACCATTTTTGCATCAAACATAAGCTCACCATCGGGCAGTCTTTCGAGATGCTCGGCGCTACAGGCGGCGAAGGCAATCCTATACAACTGACTTATGAGCAGATCGCTGATCTGTTCTATTTCGGGCTAAAGGAGGGCCACCGCAAAGAATCTAAGAAATTCAATCTTAGCGCTGATGACGTTATGGACTTGTTCGACGAAAAGCCGGGCCTTCTCACAGAGGTACTGGAAATATATGGTGAGTCGCTGGCTAAAAAATGGGCAGCGGATGAGGAAAAAAACTCGAAAGCGCTCAAAGCGGAGAAAGCCAAGAGCGCGAAGTAGATGTTAGCCAGCTTCATTATTACGCCTGCGGGATGGCAGGCATGTCAGAGACTGACTTTTGGGATAATGAAGTATGGGCTGTCCTTAACCGGATTGATGCATGGGGCAAGAAGTACGAGCAGCAAGAAAAGGGCGAGCTACAGCGCATTAGCCTGCTAGGCTCCTGGATGCTTAACCCTTACAGCAAAAAGGGCAAGCCTGTCAAGCCGCAGGACCTACTCCCCGCTGTGTGGGAAGGCATCAATACAAGCGGCAGCAAAGGGCCTTTGTCAGCAGAAGAAAGAGCAAAGATTTTCGCTAAGCACGATGCGATAGCACGCAAAAAATTCAGCAATGGCTAGAGCAGACTTAAATGTAAGGTTAGGCGTCATAACTCGGAATTTCGAGAAGAGCCTGGACAGAGCTTCGCGGAAATTAAGGCGTACTGCTCAGAGCATGGAGTCTGTCGGCACTTCCCTAACACAGGCTGTGTCCCTACCTATTGTTGGTGTCGGCATCGGAGCGTTAAAGTCTGCTGCTGAGTTTGAGCAATTCGAGAAAGCGCTTATTGCTGTTACAGGCTCTACAGAGGAAGCGCAACGGCAATTAACACGGCTACAAAAGATTGCTGAGGCTCCCGGCATCGGCTTTAATCAGGCGGTGGCAGCATCTTTGCAGCTACAGGGGCTTGGTGTTGATGCAGGCAGAGCAGAAGAAGCAATTACACAAGTTGCAAACGCTGTTGCTGCCTCAGGCGGCGGCGCTGATGAGTTTGAAGGTGTTGTAAGGCAGCTTAATCAGATACAGGCAAAGAATCAAGTCCTACAGGAAGATATTGGAATCCTGTTAGAGAATGCGCCTGTACTTGGTGAGCAATTACAAGAAGCATTCGGTGGCAAAACTGCTGAGGCTATCAGAGCAGCAGGCGTAAATGGAGAGCAGTTTTTCGATATTCTTGTTAAGCAGCTAGCAAGCCTTGAGCGTGTTGAGGGAGGCTTAGCAAACACCTTTGAAAACTTTGGTATCTCGGTGCGCAAAGCGCTTGCTGATGTCGGGCAAGAGATTGACAGAGTTGTGGGTGTTCAAAGTATCGTTGACAGGCTAACAAAGTCTATTAATGATGCAGTAAGGGTATTCAAAGATCTTGATGACGAGACAAAGCGGAGCATCTTACGGTTAGTCGCTTTTGCTGCGGCTGCCGGCCCTGTTGTATTTGTTGGCTCCAGGATATTGTCTATCTATAAAGGTGTGTTCGATGTCTTTGCAAGTGTAGCAAAAGGAGCTGCAACATTAGTAGCGAGAATACAGGTACTAACAACGGCTACAGCAACAAACGCAACAGCAACAAACGCTGCTAGTGCTTCTACAAAGGGGCTCGCAAGCGCGTTCAGGGCGCTATCGTTAGCGCAAAAAGCGACGATTATAGGCTTAGCAGTGGCTGCCATCGGGCTTGTCGTTGCAAAATTCGTTCAGTATAAAAATGCTATTGACCAAGTTACCAACGCTCAGCGCTCATTAGAATTTGTCAACAGAAAAGCAGCACAGCAGGCAGATCAGGAGGTTTCAAAAGTTGATGCTGTAATCAAGAAAATAAACCAAGGCAATATAACGCGGGAGGAGCGGCTTGATCTTATTAAGAAACTACAGAGCGACTACCCTAAATACTTTGGCAACCTTGATGCTGAGAAAGTAAAGGTTGACGACTTGCGCTCTGCACGTAACAAATTGCGCGATTCAATACTACAGACCGCACGCGCAAGGGCAGCAGAGGCAAAACTGCAAGAGGTAGAAACGGAGCTGTTAGAGGTAAGGGAAAAGCAATTCGAGGCTTTTCAACGTCTTAATGATGCGCAGGCAAGCGGAGCGAGAACATCAAGGAGCCTGAAGGACGGCGCTACTATTGTAAGTGTTGCTTACAGGGAAGCAGAGGCGGAAATCGCCAGGTATGCAAAGCAAATTGAAAGCCTTACAGAGATACAGCAGCGATTAGCAGACATAGGCACTCAAAATGTGACTGCTAATGTTGAGACGACAACGACTGATACTACACCAACAGGACCTGTAGGTGAAGTGCAACTACTTGAGCAGGCTTATGCTGATGCGCTAAAAGCGTCAATTCAGTTTAGGGGTGTACTCAGGGGCATAAATGAAGATATTAATGCTGAGCTACAGGATGCAATTAGCAGTGACGATGAGCAGTTTAAGGCTATAAGCACTAGCAGTTCAATTGCTATCAAGGCCTTATCTGATTTGCGTGAAGAATACAAAAAGGTAGACACGGCGGCAGCAGTGCTTGGTGAGAATACAAGCTTTCAGGATCAACAAAGCATCATAGCTCAAAAAATAAGAATAACAAGGGATGCACTAGTTGAAGCTGCTCAAAAATTCGGATTAAATAGTCTGGCAGTTCAAATTTTACGCGAAGAGCTTTCTAGGCTGCAAGGGCAATTATCCGAGCGCGAAGACCCGCTAAACCTTGTTAATGCCTTCGGGCTGCCGAGAGAGGTTGTCGAAAATGTCGTCGCTGGCTTTGATAACGTCAGAAAAGGCGTTGATACAGTAGTTGCGCAATCAGAACAGGTGCTTGCTGCTGTAGCGCTTGTTAGAGAGACAATCACAGCACCCTTTGAGGACTTCTTTACTACACTTGTTGAGGGCGGCAAAAATGCGTTTGGACAATTCGCTGAGACATTAGGGCAGACGGTGAAAAAGATTATTGCAGACCTGCTCAGCGCTATTGCTGTCGCTGCTGTCTTAGCGCTTATATTAGGGCCGATTCTCGGCGGTGGCACCTTCGCTTCACAGTTCGGCACGTTACTAAAGGGCGGCGGGGGCATTGGCTCTATTTTTGCAGGGATTGTTGGCCTTGCACAGGGCGGCATTGTCCCCTCAGGCTACCCGAACGACACCTACCTTGCACGCCTTAGCTCCGGGGAGGCTGTTATCCCGCTTAACCGGCTTAACAGTATGCTCGATATGGGCGGTGGGCAAATGGTAGCAGATACAGTTATCAGGGGCGAAGATATTGTTCTTTCGTACAACCGCGCAAGCAAAACACTAGGACGGTAATGGCAGTAAGGTTTGAAGGCACGAGCGCAGGGATTAAGGGTACGACGTACACTGTGCAGGTGCATGATTCAGACTTTGCAGGGACTAAGGTTGATGTGAGCTTAGGGGGCGATGGGTTCAGGCTGTCATACGAACCTGAAGAAGATAGCCCTGATGTAGCGATTATACCCTCTACATTAAGCTTTTCGATAATCAGAACAAGCGAAAACGCTGCTGCCTTCAATAGCTTTCTTTCTGATTTCGCAACTGCCGATGAGGGGCGATTCACTGTAAGGATATTGTCAGGCAGCAACCTGTATTGGTGTGGCTACCTGCTTGCAGATCAGGTTAGATACCTTGATACGCGATGGGCAGACACTAATGCTGAATTTGCGATGAAAGCAAAGGATGGCATCAACCGCCTTAAGGGTATCAACTACAACGATGACGGCACTGCCTATGAAGGCAGGGTTACCTTCAAGGAGCATCTATTCAATATCCTTGATAAGATTGGATTGCAGGATTTTTGGGGGGCAACAGATGACTATCTACATAGTGTGGTAAGGTGGTACGAAGAGGATGACACAGCAGCCACACTAAGCGACAACAGTATAGACAGGGTTTATGGTGACCACCGGGCAGCTTACGAAGTAGGCGATAATGGCACCTACGTTTATAAATCCTCTTTTGAAATCCTTGAAGCTATCTGCACAACCTTCGGCGCAAGGTTTTTTCAGTCTGATGGCAAATGGCATTTCATACAGTTCAATGAATTCAGGCAGACAGGCAGCATCTACTTGCACAGGTACTATAAGGACGGCACAAAGCCAGGTACTTCATCTAGCGTAGATTTTGAGGTGGATGAGACAGGCGGTGACTTTATTACAGCTTCTGAAGGTGTGCAGTTCTTCATCCCTCCTGTTGGTAGGGTTGAGGTAGAATTCAAGCATAAAGATGATAGGAATTACCTGCAAGGGGAAACGATAGTCTTTGAAGTAGATTCTACAATACCAGGAGTACCGGGCAACAATTCAAAATACAGAATATCCGGGCTTTTCACATCAGATGTTGAGTTCACGAATAACCATCTGCCTGTTTTCAATGTTGTCGGGCTGAAAATTGAAATCAGAGATCAAAGCGCTAATGTCTACAGGTTAGAAAGAATTGCAGAGATAACAGGAGGTACTAACATCAACTATGGCGATACGCAATGGGTTGAGGACGGGCTAAACGAGTATCAGATAGTAATGCCGATACAGCAAAGCGGGCTGCCTGTTACTCAGTCTTTTGATTTTGTTACTCCTGATAGCCCGGCAGGGACAGATAGCGCAACGCTGCTCATTACCTACTTTGACAACAGACAGGTAGTAATAGGCAACATTTTCAATACAGCAGTAGATACCGTAACTATAAGTGCATCAGGGTTGTCATTTCAGGCAATGAATACAAACGGCACTTTTCCTGCTGCCTCTAATTTGTTAACCCTAACAAACCCTGACACTCCAGGCGCAAGTGCTATTATAAGCAAAGAGGTAATATTCTCTGACAGGATAAACTTCACAAGCTCAGGCAGTATAACAAGATTAGTCGGTGATGAGCATATTAATACCCTGAGTTGGTCTAAAGGGCTTTCAGGGACGAACTACCCAATCAGGAGGCTGTTGGCTATTGAGTTACTGTATCAACGAAGAAAAGCCATAAAATCGATTGATGCCACATTCATATCTATCAATGACTTTCATTTCTTCAACCTGTTAAAACTCAATACAGGTGAACAGTATGTACCTATCAGGGCTACATATAACAGCAAAAGAGAAGATTGGGCAGGGCGCTATTTTTCTATCGGTTACAGCGACACATTAACAGGGGTTACTGTAATCAATGACGTGCCATTAGGTCCTAATGGGCAGCCGGGCGGCGGCGGCACTCCACCTGGCGAAGGGCCAATTACGATACCAGGAGTCAGCGCAAACAACCCTATCGGCAGCTCATTCGATGATGGCGGGCATATCGTCAGCACAACAGGTGACAGCAGC